CCCAGAAAACAGCAGCAACAGAAACTCATGGAAGCCTTCCAGCGAATCTTTACCTTTTCCGAAACTTCACGTGTCGGGCCCGCGATCAATGCGAGAAATGAGGAAATTTCCTTGTACGCTAAGGTCGCGGCTACGGTGAAAACTAACGATGTTAACAAGACTCGTAAGTACAAAACCAGCGCGAAAATTTCGATCCTTGGTCATCTCCAAGCAGATCTTGTGGGTCCTATCATGGACAACAGCGGGATCTGTGCGACCTACCTCGACGAGCACCTTATGTGGGTTGCGAGTGCGTGGGGCAGAGATGCGAAGAATCACCCCAAAGTGTCGACCCGCGACATTCCTGCTATGGTGCAAGCCCTGGAGGATAGCAAGAGCAGCGAGTTGGGATTGGTTTACAATCTCGTGAGAAAACTCATGTTGCTCGAGCTTCGTGGGCGTCCGGCTCGCCTTGACGACGACTACTACAACGATGGACACGTTGCAGTCACCGTCCGTGAGGCGTTCGGAATCGACGTTGAGCCCAGCTACGATCTCGAGCCTGACGTAGTTGCGACTCCTGTAGTCAACGAGAACGCTGGCTACAGAAGAATTGAGTGGCCAGGGATGACGCCACAACAAGCGGCAGTGCTTGCTAGTGCCCTGAGCCAGCTTAACGGTAGCGATGGCATACCGTTGGCAGCGTCGTCGCCGCAGCTAAGCGATCGCATTGGATTCAACGTGAACCCAGCCGCTGATCGCTTCCGCTGGTGGAATGACTACAACGTGGTCAAGGCAACGTTGCAGGATTTGGTCACCCGCGGACGCATGTATAACCAGTTTGACATGGCTTTACATGCGGTTTGCCAGACGGCGGCACACTTTAAGGCATGTGTGGCAGAAGCAGTTTCCCTAACCGCATCTGAACATTACATCCAGCTACCCCTGTTTGAAACGTTCCGTTTCACGGTCCCTGGTCTGCTTGAGGGCAACATGGGTGGCGTCCGTCCCGCAGCGCGCAGCGCGTATACCGCGTGGATTAGTTCGCCCAACTCCATCTGGGTGCTATCCGCGGTACTGCGTGCAGCAGCGGAATTCCGTGGTGCTGTGACGCATGGGACGGATTTCGATACTACAGGCGAACTGCTTCAATATGCAGAATCGCAGGGTATCAGTGGTGGATTGGGGCTATTCCTCATGTATGCATCATCCACCTTAGGGCAAAAACTGAGTGCGCAAGCTTGGGTGCCGTTTGGCGCAAGTATGGCGAACTACAACCGTCGTGTGCTGTTCAGAGTACTCGGTCGCGTTGACGGATTCAATGTGATTTCAGACATTGGTACCGGCCGTGATAGAAGGGTCTGCATCATACCATGGGACGACGAACGTCGTGTTGCCCTTCACCCCCGTATGCTATTTGCACTCGGGCTCCTCCCCTCCTCAAAGGTCGGGATGGTCGCGAGGCAGGCAGTAATACAGGTGACACGCTCTACCAGAAAGAGCAAGATATGTCAGGTCAAAGGAACAGACCTTGGTGCGTATCTGACAATGTGTCGTGCATTCGGATGGGACGCCGTAGCACAACTCGGGAAAGATAGTTATGTTAATAGCTGGTCTGATAATGAGTCAAGGATGCATTGGACGTCTGGTGAGCTGTTGGAGTATGGTCCGCACCCGATCTCTATCGTAGAACTACGTTGGCGCGGTGAACCACTCCACAAACAAGTTATTCATCCAGCTTTCACTGGGAGCTACACATTCGAGATGCAATTATCCGAATTGGGTATGTTCTACCAGTACGATAACCCGCTCGTACAGGGTCAATTCCCAGCAAGAACAGTGACGCTGAATGCTAACTTGGACGTAGTGCCGCGGGAAGGACACTACGAGGTGATATTAGAGCCACCACGCTTCGAATCCTCAATGCAGGATTTTGGGGAGGTACCTATTATTCATGGGTACGTTGCCCCAGGACGCGTGGGTCTCGTGCCGCCGCCGACAGTCGAAGACTGGACAGCGGAAGTGGACGAGGCACCGCCCGAAACGAGCATTTAACCGTGCTCACGGACCCACGTGGTTACGCAGGACCCGTGGATCTACGTCCTGTCTCTGCGGGAGTAGGTAAGGTTCAGCATTGGGCTGAGTTATGGGCACCCCCCCTCCTACTTTCTAGCACGGGGTGCCTCGCCGGCGCGGACGATTGGCAGTACGTCTACGTTGGTGACACGACACTGCCCGTAGGCTGGACGTATCAGCGAGTTGACGGCGATGGTTTTTGGGTATATGTAGTCCGACTTCATTCTCGTCATTGTATGTATGTATCATCACTTCATGTCGGCGCTAGTCACCGTGTAATTATTCAACGTATTGTAGCAATAGCACGTGGTCTCACACCACCCACACTGGGAACGCCGACTGTGAGTACCCTCATGGGCTTTGCTGCTGAATCCACGAGTTTTAATCAAGCGGCGCGCGCTGGAAAGGCAATTTTGGAGACTGTTCCAATTGATGAGTTGCTACCGCGTATTGCCGCCGCATCCGGGCATCACACCCACCTTATTCCGAGCGAATGTTTTGAAGTTGCGAGGAAGACTGGACGTGTGTGTGATGCCTGGGCTTTGTGCGCCTTGTTCAAGGACATTGAAGGCGCCACCCAGGCATCTCTGGCCACTTGGATTGCCTGGGCAACAACCGCACCACCGAAGATGGTGAGGAATGTATTGGCACACCTAGTGTCGATCAAGTGGTCAGAGGTCGCGCAGCTGACGAAATACCTAAAACAGGTGACAGTACGAGCGAAGCAACTACAACACTCTGGTAGAGAAAGCTTCACTCCAATGTTTGAGTTAGAAGTACTAGTCAACCGCGGTATTGGTTCTGTTGACTGGGATGGTGAACAGGTTAACCGAACGCAACTGCGCGCCATCGAAATACCCGAGAACATCGTGTTTGATGAAGCTGTTCAAATACTGCGTGAAGGGCGTCGTGACGGTTTCAAATACCGTACCAACCATTGGAGTGAATGGTGGGACACACGCTGGCTTCATGTACCTAATGGATCAGCCCATCCCCTGTCACATGTTCTCGAAACCACCCACCACGAACTACGCAAAGAAGATGGTTATGGTAAGAAAGCGTTGCTTTGTGCTGTGGGTGATGTCGGATTTGAGCGGTTGCTGGCTCTCAAACCCGAAGTACATGCCTGGCCCAGTATTAAGTACGAGTGGGGTAAGCAAAGAGCTATCTACGGATGTGACGTTGAGAGCTTTATGTTATCTGACTTCGCGCTGCCGTACTGTGAACAGGCACTACCAGTGTACATGTTGACGGGCACATCCGCCGCTGAAGATAACGTGCGCAAGGTGATGAAATTAATCTCAACAGATATGATGCCATTCTGCTTTGATTATGAGGATTTCAACAGCCAGCACACGAGCACCAGTATGGCGGCGGTTGTACGCGCTTGGCGGCATGTATATGATCAGGCTATGTCTGACGAACAGCGCAGAGCATGCCTGTGGACCGAACAGAGTATCATGACACAGATTGTACATGAGAACAAGGTCCTCAAGGCTAGTGGCTATGTAACGAAGGGCACGCTATTCAGCGGTTGGCGATTGACAACATTTATGAATAGCGTGTTGAACCGGATTTACCTTAAATGGGCGGGATCACTCGAACATGCGGTAACCAGCGTTCATAGCGGCGACGATGTGTATGCCAGTGTGAGATGCCTTAACGATGCAGAACAATTTTTGCGGAAGGCACGAGCACATGGTATACGCGCACAACCGAGCAAAGCAGCCACCGGCAGCATTGCGGAGTTCTTGCGAATCGATCACCGTGGAGAAACGACCGGTTCGCAATACTTGCCACGTGCATGCGCAACGTTAGTACACAGTAGGATCGAGACGCGCGCGGCACTTAATTTCAGGGCCATGTTGACAGCACAGATCACAAGGATCGACGAAATGCTCAACCGACAAGCGTCTGTGGAAGCCTGTGAACTGTACAGGGAAATATTGTACTCACGTAGTGAAGTGATATTTGCTTGTAACGCAGGTATAGCAAAGCTCATGACCGAGCTACATGCGTGTGAAGGAGGCATGTCGGACATAGCAGAGCTTTGCGGGACCCGTCTCATCGATGAACGTGTAGAAGAAGATGATGTGACGAGTCCATTGCTTGAGGCGTATGCCCCGGGCATTAATGCATTTGCGCGATGGATTTGCCGAAAAGTAGGTCGGAATGATATCATGACATATGCGATTAGGTCTCTTGAGGACATAACAAAGCGAGCCACCACACTGGTTAGGCGAAAGATGCTCACCGAGGAGTATCTCGTCACAGTAGATGATGAGCGTCGTCGTGTCCTTAAGGGTGCCTGGTCCCGAGAACTCTCAGTAGGGATGGGGGCCATGTTACGCGGGTTTGACTCCCGTTTTACCGCTATGGCGGCCGGTTTATTACACCCTGCCCTAGCGATGACCATACACACCAGCTCGGATCCGGTGGGTTTGATCAAAACAATGTTCTAAATTGCTAGAGCATGAAGCATGCGGT